GCCAAGTAGCCAAGTAGACCGTTGTCTGTCAACTGGACTGCCCCATTAGCAACAGCCGCAGTAAGAACAACCGATCTTGTCAGGTTGGATGGGAACATTGTTGTGGCATCGGCTGATATGAGTCTTTCTCTCAATTCGCACTTGTACCTTACGTAGATAAGTCCCATAACTGGTATATTCATCCCGGTCATGTCTATGACTTTAAACTCACCTTGAGTGGTTAATCTGTCTTCATTCTGTGCATCTGGCCAGATGTAGAATTCACGTTTATCAGTTTTCTTTGGACTGAAAGTGTGAGTTAACTCAGTGAAGACCTGAGTTGGCCTTGCATTTGCAACCGAGCTCAGGGCTATTGCCAACCCAACATTGCCAGGGGCTGGAAGAGCGATCTCGGGATCATCAACATGTGAGATCAAAAGGGCACCATCCGTACTGGTCGACTTCTGAGGTATGTATATAAACTCTAATTTCTCGAAGTTAAATTTGGTCCAAAGTTGACACTCAATAGCAAGTCTAGTGTTAGGGACTGCAAGAGGATTAATAGGTAGATTGTATAGCTCTCCGTATTGCCCCACATTGCCACCAATGGAACCATAAAAATCGCATCCTTCAATAACCATAACATCGATGTTCCCACGCTTTGCATATTTATGCTGGAAGTGTACATTAGGTGTGTTAAAAACACGGCGAGATGGTATATCGACTGGAATACGATTAGCCATTTTAAACTTCTGCTTAGGTGGTACTGCAGGTGGTTTTGGTTTAACGGAGGCTGAGGCATTAATCTCTGCGTTGCGTTTATTCGTTCCATTAATCCTATGAATTCTGGCTCTCTCTCTCTTCTTTGCTTGTGACTTAGTCAATTTGCGCACAATTTGATCACCTTTCTTAAGTGCTGCGTTTGCTAATGCGGGTACTGCTGCTGCAATAACTTGCTCCATGAGAAGTAACCCAGATGTCACTAAATACATCCCCTTTGACTTTGGCGTGGTTGTGAGCCCATATTCCTTGCCCGTTACAAGGGGTTCGCCATATAGAATGCTTTAAATAAAGCTTTTGAACATCGTCTGGGTTGATCGAGGTTTATTCTCAACTCCAGAGTACTTAGCAAACAATCTGTTTAATATGACTATCGTGTCAGTATTTAATACAAGTTGCATTTTCTGCACGGACAATGCTGGTAATTCAGGCAAAGTCGACGCAACAGTCAATGAACTGATTGCAACAGCTAATGCTTGCTTGATAAATTTTTGATCCCTGGTGAGTAGTGCCATAGACTTCTTGAGGTTCTGGCTCATGTGCTTGACCATTGCATTGTCGGCCGCATCAGGTGTTGATTCCACAATCTTTTCAGACACGTCCCCAAAATGCGGTGACCAATGGTCAATGTATGATTCCCATTGTGTTAATGACGTGCACACTCCTGCGAAGAATGTTTCGTGGGCAATAAATTGCGGCTCAACACTCAGTGGAGGGGCTTTGACATTATCTGCATCAATATAGAGAGAATCATAAGTGAAGTCATGTGACATTGATTGCATCAGCAGTTGAAGATCATCTTCCTTCTCGATCTTCTTCCCAGCTCGGAACTCACTCTCATTCTTGGTCATGTACTCAATCATCCGCTGCGCGCTTGATTGCTCTGCAGCCTTCATTGTAGTCGATGACGTTGTGACAGCTCTTGACACTCCGTTCCCATTAACCACACATTTAACCGTGTGCACTGGGTTGTGAGGGGTGCCAGAACTGTCAGCCGAATAAATGGGTACATTGAGCCCCCACTTCTGACAGAGAGTTTGTAATTCACCTTTGTAATTGTTCATGTTTCCTCATAGGGCGTGCATCAATTTGTTCCACAAACGGGTTGTGATGCCCCAAAGCGCCGGTACGGCATCTTCCAACACAAAGCACAAGGCATGATACACTATTATTGCTTCCAAGAAGCCATTCAAAGCGCTAGCCTTAGGGGCGCTGTGTTTCATGTGTGTCATCAATGAGTTAAATAAGGAGTGGAAAGCTATCCTTGCTATTAAGGCCTTAGCACTTTTACCTAGCATGTGGGTGAATATGTGCACACAGAAAGCAGGCCAAGGGTTGAAGTTAGTACCTCTGGTTAGGTTTGCTATTAAGTAACTGGATAGTTCAAGAACTGGCAATCCATAAGCAATCAGAGGGCTGTGGGCTTTCAACATCTCCTCAATTATCGGTACAAGGATGTCGTGTTGGAAGGCATCACGGTCTAGTAGAAATGGTAGTGCAGGTGCGCCATGTGGATTCATCATGATACATGCGGCAGCAAATATATAGTAGATATCGGAATTGCTGTTGTATAGAATGCTGGCTTTAGTGATTTCGCTCCTTCGAGGCAAGTCATCCTCAGGGCAATCCACTTCTAGTATCATGTTGATATACTCATGGTTGACGGTGCACGGTAAGGACCTAACCTCTTTACGTAAATAGTCCTCAACCTCATCACACATAGTTTTACTTAATCCGTACAAGTGATCATACATCAAGTACGTCTCAACACAAGGCTCATGGAATCGCATAGCATGTATTTTCTCCTCTTCTCGAATTACTATTTCTTTCATTCCTGACATGAGTTGTAGTGTTATCTCAATGACAGTCCTCACTATAGGTAAGAAGTGCGTATCTCTGTGTAGACCTTTCGCAACAGTTAAGAGCCATCTCCTACCCATGTGTTCATTATATTCGATCATCGAGTGAAAGGTTTTGGATAATATTCGTCCAGGTTTTGGACCAAATACTATCCCATCCTGTGTTGGCCAAAATCGGCCTGAACAATACTCTGCATCATATGCGCTTGTGAAT